TGTTCCTGCTTCGCTCAAACAGTAAGCCCGTTTGTGTGCTGATAAGAACTGTGCTGTGTCTCTTTGATGATTAAAAGGTTTGTGTAATCCAGGCCAATCATATTCTTTAGTGATTGGTGATGGTGGATTTTTTACACGCATTGAAGATAATGTAAGTACTTCATCAAGACCCCAATTTATTACAACTTGTGACACTCCGTTGTCATGTGTTTTTATAAGTTTACTTTTAGGTATTTTATCTAAAAGTAACTCAGGTCTTTTGGTATTTACTATTAAGGCTTTATCCTTATATATTTCCAATTATCTCCCCTGCCCTCTATATTTTTTATAAGAGGCTTTCTTATTTTTATTCATCGTTTGCATCTTAACTCTACGTCCACCTTGTGATGTTCTTTTATGAACAGGTTGATGTGATTTAATACCACTAACTGATTGTTTTACTTTTGCCATTTTTTCTTACTTCCGTTTCTATTAAAATAGTTATCATCAAATCTCATTTCTTTTCCTCTCTTTCTTTAATTGTTAACTCTACATAACGTTTTACATATTCTGTAAAAGGTATGTGCAATTTTTCAGCCATTTGTCTATCATGATCAGTTACCCAAGCCCTATATACTTTTTTATTGTTTACTTTGCGTATTCTCATTCTTTTCCTTTTCTTTTGGTTTACCAAATATTCTTTCAAAGTTTTCTTCAAACTTTTGTCTATCTGTTGGTCTTTGTTGACTACCTTTTCCACCATCACTCATATAGATACCCTTCTCTTATGCCATCTAAATTAAAATAGTTTATACCACCACCTGTTTTAGGAACAGCATAACCTGTAGCATCTCCATCAGTGTTTCTTATAATTCTATTGCTGTCCCAATTATTAGGACTATTGTCCCAATTTAATGAATTGTTATCCCAGTTTAAAGAACTGTTATCCCAGTTTAATGAATTGTTTTCCCAGTTGTATGGACTAGATTCCCAAGGACCATCTGCATGCGCAAAACTAACAGCAATTGCTAATAAAGCGATGATTAGGGTAGCGATGTAGGCTTTTGTTGTTTCTTTTGTATTAAATTCAGCATCTTTTATTTCTTGATAATTAGAATATCCTAGTGCTTCTCTGAGTGTTCTTGGTAATGGTTTATAGGCATTGTGTGGTTGAAAAAATCGATAACCTTGCTTAAGATTCTTTTCCCATATTTGCATTGTCTTTTTGTTGACGTTCATACTCTCTCCGATCTTTTTTAATTTGTCTAATTCTTTCTTTTTGTTCTTCATCTGTTAAATATATCCAAATAGATAAATCTTCGTATGTTCTAAAACAACTTATACATCTAGGTTCACCATTTATTTTTTCATAGCGACAAATATTTGTACAGGGTGTTTTCATTTTGTATAACTCCTTAATAATACATGAACGGTTGACATATGCAAGTGTTTTTTAAAAATAAAAACGCGTTGTCATGGAAGGATCGGGAGAGAATCTGACAACGCGTTAGTGTTAGTGCATAGGGTTTTTTATTTAACGAAAGGAAAGCCCCTACCACTAACTGGCCCAGTTATTAGCCCCACTGAGCCTGGGGTGAGTAAACTTATTTAGTTTTCTTTTTTCTATAGATACCTGGAGTATTTCTACGAACAGACTTATCACTGTTTCTATCGAACGATGCATTATCTGATCGTGATACTATTTTTAAATTGCTCTTACCATTTGTTCCACCTTTGCTTAAAGGTTTAACATGCTCTACAGAAGTGCCATCTCCAACTTTAGCTTTACCATCTCGAATAGCTTGTCTACGAACTTTGTTTCGAGCAGCACGATTCTTCTTTTGTTCGGCAGTTCCTTGATAAGTTTTATATTCTTTTTTGTAATCTCTTGGCATTATTTACCCCAATGTGCACAGCTTTGTACGGGACAAAAGCTTTTACAAGCAAAATTAGGAATAGGATTAAACACTCCTGAATCATACGCAGTATTCATACGAAGTATTAATCTATCCCACTCTGTATACATTTCATCTATACGAGTATTATTATACTCTTCTTTTATTATTTCTTTGCTAACTAAAAACATTAAACCTGCTTTTATTTTTTCAATCTCAGGAAACTTTTTAAACACGGCTATACTAAGTAATCCAAGTTGTCGAGTATCTGCATACTGACTCTTGCCTGTTTTATAATCTATAATGGTAGCTGTCTTGTTTTCTTTATCTAATATAAGTAAATCAATTGCGCCTCGCCACCATACATTGTCACCAAAGAACTCACACGGTTCCAAGTCTTTTGTTAATCCTAGTTTAAGTTCACACTTCTTCTCACCTGGAATACGTTTTAACATATCTAATGGTGTTTGAAACTCACTGAACTTTGCAGGAAGTGGGACTCCATCTCTTACATATTCCTCAGCTGCTTTGTGAACTTCGTTACCATAAAGAAAGTGCTTTTGGTTTGGGTCCTGTTTAATATCTTTAGCCACATACAAGTGATAATATTGTTTAGGACATTTTTCAAATGTAGTAATGCTTGAGTAAGACCATGTATATTTTGCCATTATTTTGCATCCATATAGTTGTCCCCAACTCCAACTTCACAGTCGAGGGGTAAATCGGAACACCATACTGGAGCAGTTGTCATGCACTCCTTGACGTATGATACGCAGTTGTCTACTTCACTTTCTTTGCAAAGCATAACAAGTTCATCATGAACAGTCATAACCACTCTATATTTTTTAGCAACGTTGATCATCTGTTCAGCAATTATATCTCTAGCTAAAGACTGAATACATCTTTGAAAAGTCTTAGCATTATGTATATATTCAGGGATTATAGTTCTCCCCATCAGCTTGTCATATACCCATGACTCACCTCTATCTGTTTGTAGTTTTCTTAAATTAGGTAATCCTAACATCATACCATTAGGCTTCATCATACCTTCTTTAGGAACACTCTTTATTATACCACCATTACCCATAGAATACAGTTGTCCGTTCTTTATACTTTCTAACATTACTCCTGCATCATTCCATGCTTCTACAAGTTCAGAGTTTGTTTCTCTATAGGTGTATACAATGTTTTTAATTTCTTGTAACTCTTTATTTACTCCACCTTGAGTTAAGATAGCATGCATTTTGTTTGCACCTACACCATAAATACCTGATAGATTAACAACTTTAAATATAAAGCGCAAGTCTTTATCAACTTCATCGTAAGAAACATTCATTATCTCACTTGCTGATTGTTTATATAAATCAACACCTTGTTTGATGAGATCTATTTGTTTATATGATTTTGCAAACCAATAAGCTAATCGTAATTCAATGTTACTTAAGTCCGAAGCTACAATTTTATATCCTGCTGGCGCACACATAGCCCTACGTAATTCAGAAGTTCTAGGTAGGTTTTGTAGATTAATCCCATCTACACCACTCCATCTATGTGATACAACGGCCCCTGCATATTTCAACGGAACTGGTAGCTTTCCTCTGTTAGCAATCTTAATAAAGTTTTCTGTTCTAGTTTCTTCAATAGTAGATTTGTTTCCAACTCTTGCTGCAGCAATTGTTTGCACATAAGGGTCTTCATGTTCGAGTAATGCTTTGAACCCTTCATCAGTTTTAGCAAAAGCATAAGTTTCTTTACCTGTTGTTGGACTTATTTTCATTGGAGGTTTTATCTTCATGCTTTCAAGCAGTTCAGCAAACTGAGGGTTACTCATTAACACACTTTTATCCACTGCAACTTTACTTAATAGATCTTCTTTATCTGCTTTAGTCTTTGCTAAATGCCTAATCAGTAGTCCTTTATTTATTTCTAACTTAGGTTCTGTAAACATACGGATAGTTAAATCTATAAGTTTTAATTCCTGAGCAGTAAAGTCATTGAGCATGTGATAAAACAATTGATAAGTTAAATCAACATCATTAATACAATATGCACCATACTTTTCTAACTCCATAGGTTTAAAGTCTTCTCGACGTTTGCCTAAGGCATCGAGAACTTCTGTTCCTTTTTCACCTATGTTATAAAGTCTTGATAAGTTTTTTAGTGATACTGATTCTGTTAATCCGTGAAGTATTTGACCCATACCCATAGTATCTAGCAAACCTTTTGGGTGTATATCAAATATCCAACTAAGAATAGCGCCATCAAAGCGCATGTTATGACCTACTACAAAACTTCCTGAAAAGTTATAGTTATATAAAAAGTCTTTTATTTCTTTGTGGGTTCCTGTCTTCCAAACAGTTTCTTTTTGATTATGTTTTAGTGCAACGCCAATGACTTCAAATTGAGGATCTCTAATATACTCTTCTGTTGTATACTTTTTTAGCCCGTAATGTTTATCATAATATGTTTCAAAGTCAATTACTATGAGATTTTCCATCTCTCCCTTTCTGTGTTTCGTGTTTGCAACAACCATGGGCAGTATGAAAATCTATTCCACACCACCATTTGTTTTTGTCCATAACATGTGCAGGTTTACCACACACATTACACAAACGCTCTTTATTGTTTATGTTTATTGTAATACTCCCAATCATCAGCACATTCTTTACTACACCAACGTCTATCCTTTGTGATTTTATCACCACAATTTAAGCACTGACCATTCCCTTGTGTCTGAACTTCCTCTGATGCATACTTGCGACGGAGCATCTCTTCTAATTCTAAACGCTCTTGCGTCTTATCTGCATCATCTGACATGTTACTTCTCTTTACTAATACGTCTTTGAGCATACCATATCATTTTGCCCAAGTCTTGTTTTAAATTACCCTTCTCTTTACAACGTAAAAGATATTTACCTGCATTAAATAATAATGGATCATCACTAAAAAACTCTTCAAGTATATCAATCACTTCCCATTTATGCTTAGTATAATGAGGAGGATTATTAACCATATCTACTTTGTTTTTCATATCCGTTGTTTTCCAGTAATAATAAGTTCTAATAGTTCTATGTTTGTTTCATCTATTAAGATTGATTTGCCCCCTGCTTTTTCTATATCAACTAAATTCTTGACTTGTAGGGCAGTTGGTTTGTTGCCGTTAGCTTTACATTCTATACCAAGAAAGTTTCCTCTCCAACAGGCAACGATGTCAGGAACACCTGACGACATGAAGCCACTAGCCACAGGGAAGAAATAATAAGCGCCCATCTCTTTTAATTTAAGAGTGACTTGCTTTTTTACCCATTTCTCTGTGACTTTTGTGACGGCCATTTCTTTACGATAACATATCCATTTGCTTTTGTATAGACTTTTCTATTGCAAGCAAGTTAGTAAGTTGATTAAGATTAAACTTATTAGCTGAAGCAATAGTGCCTATCTTAAGCATGATACCTAGATACATCTCGTCATTTTCATTCTCCGAAATGAGGAAGAACTTGTCGTCGCGTATGCCTATCCCCTTCACATACTCGCCGACCTTAACAAGTTTGAGCAATGAAATCTTCTCTCTATCTTCAACAGGAAGACCTTCATTAAACTCATCTTGTTCTTTGTATACCTTCATATAGTCTCCATAATTTGAGAAACTTTGTCTACAACGATTTGTCGTAGCACAGGACTTTCTCTTAGATCCTCAGGGGTAACACCAACTAGGGACTTCTCTAACTGCTTACGAGCATCCTCTAGTTTTGGATCGTTTGTAACATTAAGCTTTGTTAGCAGACTTGTCAACTCCATAGCATTATCTACAAGACTATCTCTAAATATCTTTTTGTCTTGACCTGATAATCTCTCGACCATATGTTCAAGCGTAGTATGTAATCGAGACCACGCATCGCTCATAGCTGTTTCAACTCTACTTGTATATGCTTGTTTGTATTCGCGTTCCATTTCGCTGCGAATATCTTCAGCGATGTCAACACGAAAGTCATTTGCTTCAGGAACAGGCATGATAGTATAACGAAGCCTGAACTTGTTGCGTATGTCTTCAGCTTCAGGATACTCTGAGCGATCAAACAATTGACCAAGCTTGTATGCCATGCTCGTAATAATGTTTGGGTAGTTTGTAATAAACTCCTCAACACGCTGATTGAACTCATGTTCATACTCACCCAGTTGTTGTTTGTAATCAAAGAAGTTAGTCATCGGCAGTAAACGAGTTCCACCGTCTGACCATGGTAGAGTATATCGACCATGCCAATCTCTGATTTCAGTTGCAAGCTTTTGTATCTTCTCCAACTGATCTGAACCTGCTAACAAATGTTTGTTGTAGTTACCTGCATTTGTAGTAGTTCCTTTGTTAATATCAATCTCTTTCGAGACACGTTTGTCTAGCTTTCTAGCAGTCCATACTGATATGTTTAAATCAATAAGAACTGCACTTGTAGCAATACTTATAGCCATAATATTTCCTTTCGTTAAGTTCACATTGTCACGGTGTAGTGACTTTGTGAACTATGTAATGTAGTTAAAAGTCATTTCAGTTACTTTACCGTCAATAATCTGTTGTGCTTTGATTACTGCAGGTGAATCGTCAGGCATTTCAAGAACAGCTAGGTCTTTGATTCTACCTAGAATAGCTTTGAACTCAGGTGGATCAGACTCTCCATATCTTTTATGTAGATCAATACGAAAGCCATCCCAATAACCTTGATGGGTTAATGTTCCACTAGTTCTTTGCACTTCTTCTAACGTTTCATATAATTGTGTAGGTTTACTACGATGCCAATTTGTTTTATCTTCTGGCATAAGTTTACACAAAGCATAATAACCTTTCAGTGCGTCAACAATAGGATGCGTAGATGGTATGTTATACGTATTTATCGTATCCCCTTGTATTTGAAAATAAGGTTGCTTTGTCTCATCATATATACTTTTAGCAATGACTGTTGTAGGTGATTCACTCCAAGCAGAACCAAACCTTCCTGTCTTTACCATCTTGTATATATTCTTTTTCTGTATAGGACCAAAGGTGTTAAAGTCCACTGTTGCTTTAATTGATTTGCAATGTTCTGCAAACTTTTGAGGTATCATTACTCCCATAATTATTCCTTCTCTAAATAAATAGTTTTACCATGTGGCGACACATTGTGTTTCTCTGTCGACACCCATAGCGTTGGTTGTTCCCACGAACCACCCCAATCACTTTCAACATAACCATCTGTCAGTATGATAACTGCTTCAGGTTCTAGTCGTTGATCTTTAATGTATTGATTCACACAACCTACCGTAGTCCCACCCCCACCTGCAGGTTTAGTTGTTCGTGCAAGTGCATCATAGTCACCTTGATTATAGGTTTCATGATTCTGCACAATGTGATCCCAATAGATCAACTCAATACTACTTGGTTGGACATCATCACAGATGCCAACTACTTCGGATAAGAACTCGCGTAGTTCCTGATCACCGATTGA